TGTAGTGTAGTGCAACGTATGGCACCGATATATCGGCGCGTCAGAATATCGGTGTCACTATTTCGGCGCGTCAGAATATTGGCGCGTCAGAATATTGGTTATGCATTGCGTCATTGAGTGAACGCAAAAATACCCGCGCCATAATAATGACGCGGGTTTTTTGCTTTACTTACATGTATGTGTTTAGGCTACGGCTTCCAACTTCGCCATTAATTTGGCTTGGCGTTCTTCCGCCTTGCGCGCTGCGTCGTTGGCCTTTTTAAGTTGTTCCTCTAGCTTAGCAACCTTTGAATCCGCACGCGCTTGAATTTCGGCGGCCTGATTTTGTGCGCGTTGTAGTTGTTCCTCATCTGGCGCGAAAGTGAACTCTCTACCATCGGCACATACGGCCACCCATTTAGTAACCTTGTTACCTACAATAAAGTCGACGTCAGGTTTAATCTTACATGTACCACCTACGCCGTTGCTGCCGGTGTATGTGACCGTCTTGACTGGACCGTTTTTACCGCGTGCTTTCTTCTCACCTTTGACTACAGCCGACCACCCGCAACCACTAATATCTGCAACGTGGGTGGGTAGCTTACTATCAACCGTGTTCAACGCTTCCTGATTGCCCTTGCCCTTGCCATTGGTCAACATGCCTTGGTCATTGACCTTGCCACCGATAACGGCCGCTAACGCCTTGCGTAGTGGCTCTACTAGCGCCTCACCCTCTAACCGTTGGTCAATGTGTACGGTGTATGCTTCCGGGTACTCTTTGCATGTACCAGGGCCATAGGCGCGAAACCCACGCTTGCCGCTGAATTCAGACATAGATACAACTACGTCCTTATTGGTAATTTTTTGAGCAATAGCGCTCAACTTAGGCATGGTTTGTGCTCTGTTATTCATGACTTTCAACTCCATTTTAATGGCTAATTTTGGCCATTAAGCTTGATAACGCAATGCGTTATCACGTTAAGTGTCACATAACGCAATGCGTTATGCGTGCGGGCTCGCGCGGCAAACACGCCGCAAACAACCCCAGATATATTAGATTCAATATACATATTAACGTTATACCCTATCCGCGCACCATACTCAAGTACTTCGCTGTAGTTTTTTAGCTATAGATTAGTGACTATGTTTTGAGTCACTAAACCGTAGTTCAACTTTGGGTTACGGTTCGCAATATGAGATTGACCCCCCACATCCTGTGACTCGAAATGCTACACGGAGGTGGTGCCTGGGGCCGGGTACCCTCACAAAAAATTTTCAATATTTGAACCACTAACGCAATGCGTCATTGACCTACCCCCTGAAAACAACTAACTTGTCCCCAAGAGGGCGTAGAGTCGACGTGATGATTTCAAATCCCACACGGTGAATTACCCCCTGCGCCCTCTTCCAAGTTTTCCCGAATTGAGTTAAGCTATAGTTATGACGAAACTAGCAAAGAAGTCTGAACCTTACAGACTATCAGAAGACGCAGCTAAAGTTCTCCAGCTACGCATCGCAGGTAAGACCTACGCGAAGATATCTGAAGAGACAGGTATCTCAATCCATTCATGCCGCAAGCACCTGGGCAACATGCTGAAGAGTGCGAACCTGACCCTGGATTTAGAGGAGCTGGTCTACCTTGAGTTAGAACGCCTCGACCACTTAACCAATGCTGTCTGGTTGGACGCAATGGGTGGTAGCGATAAGGCTGTAGGCAGTGTGCTCCGTATCATGGAGCGTCGTTCTAAGTTAATGGGGCTTGATGCCCCGGTGCGTCATGAGTTGTCTGGTCCTGGTGGTGGTGCAATAAACATTGCTAACTGGGCCGAGTTTGTGGTAAATGATAATAAGTCCTCTGATTTAGAAGAGGGTGAAATAGTTGAGTCAGATGCAATTGATTCAAATGTACCCGCTGATTAAAATGCGGAAATGAAAAATGAATGTCCTCAGCTGCTACAAGTCTAGGTAGTTCTAGCAGGCAAACGGTCCTGTCTAAGTCTAGGTCCAACCCAACGTGGTGGGTCCGTAAAGTCTTGGGCGAAAAGCCTTGGCCTATCCAATCCCAAATCCTCCATTCAATAGTAGACAGTCGCGAAACCAATGTTCGCTCTGGTCACGGTATCGGTAAGTCTTGGTTAGCAAGTCGCGCTGCTTTGTGGTTTCTGTTCTGCCACCCGTCATCTCTTGTTCTTACGACTGCTCCCACTGACCGACAGGTCCGAGGTATCATCTGGAAAGAGATCAGAGCTGCACACAGTCGTAGCACAATTCCCCTTGGCGGAAAGATTCTTAAACAACAGCTCAACATTGCGCCGGACTGGATGGCGATGGGGTTTACTGCGAACGACTACGACCCGGATAAGTTTCAGGGGTTCCATGCGGAGCACTGCCTTGTGATAGTTGATGAAGCGTGTGGTATATCAGATGCGATCGACCAAGGTATTGAATCTATCCTGAGTAGTCAACACAGTAGACTCTTAAGAATCGGTAACCCAACAAACGAGAACACTCCCTTTGGCAGAGCTTTCAAGAATCCAGCTGCTAGTAACTTTGCTGTGTCATGTTTTGATACGCCTAACTTCACCAAGTTTGGAATCACAGTAGAAGATATAGAGACAGGCAGATGGGAGAACAAGATTCACGGCAGTCTCCCCTACCCAACTCTGGTTACACCCCACTGGGCTGATGCCCAATATAAGAAATACGGGAGTTCAAGTCCTATTTGGCAGGCTCGTGTTATGGGTCAGTTCCCAGACAACCAAGACAATGCGTTGTTCCCTATGTCGTGGATAGATGAGGCAAAGAATCGTGAATTGGAAGAAGATGGTTTATGTTCTTTTGGTGTCGATGTTTCTCGGTTTGGTTCTAACGAAACAATTGTCATCATGCGAAGAGGTAGTAAGGCTAGAGTCATCGGCACTTGGAGCGAAGCTAATACAATGGCAACCGTTGGACGAGTTCTTGAGTTGGCCAGACGCAATAACCCTGAGAGTATATTCGTCGATGGTTGTGGTGTAGGTGGTGGAGTGGTTGACCGTCTTAAGGAAAGTGATTTCAAGAGGCAGGTTGTAGATGTGAACGTAGCGCGTAAAGCTAATGAGAATAAACGATTCTTTAATCAACGCGCTGAACTGTACTGGAACTTAAGGGAACGCTTTGAGCGCGGCGACATTGATATTGATTGTCATGCCGATGACCTTGGTGCTCAGTTAGCAGAGCTTCAATACACCATTGATTCAAATGGTCGTATTAAGATTGAAACAAAAGATGAGATGCGCCGACGTGGTGTAGACTCTCCTGATATCGCAGACGCTTTGATGTTAGCTTTCAAGAGTCACCGTGAGTTCACAACAGATATTGTAATTTCAAGTTCGGGATTAACTAAACAATCCTGGGGGGTTTGAGTAGATGGCTGACAAGGTAGATATGTCAATTCGCGGTATCAGCGGCTTAAAGCATTACGACGGATACATTGATGAAGAGTGGCACCCTAAGCTGTCTACATGGGAGCGAGAGTATAAGGTATACTCTGAGATGCGTGACAACGATCCTATCGTTGGCGCAATGCTTCACGGGATCGAGTCACTAATCCGTGGATTGGATTGGCATGTTACTCCAGCCAACGATTCACCTGAAGCACTAGAAGCTGCTAAGTTTCTGGAAGAGTGTTTAGACGATATGACCCATACCTGGGATGACTTCGTAAGCGAGGTCATGACTATGTTGGTCTATGGGTTTAGTTACTTTGAGATCCTCTATAAAATCCGGGGTGGGAAGAACGGCGATCCCACTAAAAACAGTCGTTATAATGATAATAGAATTGGGTGGCGTAAGTTCGCACCCCGAGGTCAGGAAACCCTAGACAGATGGAACATTGATTCGGATGGAGGGATCCGAGGGATGTACCAGTCTGGTCTTCCTGACTTCACACAACACTTTGTTCCAATTGAAAAGTCTATGTTGTTTAGAACTAGAACAACTCGCAACAACCCGCAGGGTCGCAGTGTTCTACGCAACGCTTATCGTTCTTGGTACTTCCTTCGCCGCATTCAAGAAATTGAGGCGATTGGTATTGAGCGTGACTTAGCTGGTCTTCCAGTTATGCATGTACCACCCCGCATTCTTGCGACAGATGCTGACGCAGCAGATGTATCTTTGCGAGGGGATTTGGAAAACCTTATTCAGCAGATTCGACGTGATGAGCGAGCGGGTATCTTGATGCCGAGTGAGACAGATCCCGAGGGGCGTCCAACAGGATTCAAGTTAGAGTTGTTAAGCACTGGGGGCACTCGTCAGATTAATACGGACGATGTTGTTAAGCGATATGAAACTAGAATCGCAATGTCTACCTTTACAGAGTTCGTAACTCTTGGGGCAGACGGAGGATCAAGCAGTGGTCTGGTTAGCAACAAGCTGAAGATGTTTCAGATGTCTTTGGGTAACTTGGTGAAGAATATCACCAGTGTGGTTAATCGTTTCGCTGTAAACAAACTGTTTGAGATGAACCCTGAGTTTTCCCAAGAGAACTGGCCAACCATTGGCACATCTCCAGTAGATACACCTCACCTTGAAGAGATGTCTAACTTCCTGAACCGTATGGTGATGGCAGGCTTGATTACACCTGACAAGCAGATTGAAGATCATCTCAGAGCGATGAGTAGATTACCGAAGGCAGATCCTAATGCGCGGGATGTTGAAGAGGATATGGGACTAGAAGAGGGCCTAATTGAAGAGGATATAGGGGCAGAAGAGGGTCTAATTGAAGAATCCGAGGAGAAATTGGATGTCTAATAAAACTGTGAAAGTCCCAGCACCCGAAGGTTACCACTGGATGGTGTATGACAGTGAGGGTGTTAAGTTAATGCCTAATGGTTCATCTGGTTTTGTTCCTCATAAAAACGCAACGCGGATATTAGAGGTTCAGGTGGTTGATGTGTCAGTAGATAAAGCGGGTGGTAGTCAGCGTGGTGGTCCTCAGATCAGACTATACGATATCAACAGAGCTGTAGTTGGTAAGTTGAAGGACCATGATTTGCGAATGATGTGGAAACGTCTGAAGCAGTGGTTCGCTATGGGGAATACAAAGGGTGAGAAGCGTTTGGGGATGCTTCAAGCTGCACGTATA